TTCTCTAATCGAACAACTGAAAAACGCTCCAGATCGTATAAAAAATGAGATTCGAAAACAAATTATAAAGGTGATCGAGGGAATATCTCTATTCGGATTCAATCTCGCTTCTCTTATAGGCGGTGAGATAAAGGATTTCGTGATAAGTTTAGAGGAAAAGATACACAGATATATCGAGGTTTTGCAAAACTTCGCCGAGCAATGGCCAATGTATCTGATCAAGAAGTTTATGGCGAAGATAAACAAATTCTTCAAGTTGATCGGCTTGGGTGCTCTGTTCCAGTGGTTCACTTTAGACTTCTGTAAATTCTTGAAGATCGTGGGATTGCCAACCTCTATATCATTCGATGTTGATGTTTCGATTTCTTCTGGAGTTACCACTACGACCACGCTAGAGAATAATTACACCGATCCATATCCTGGAGTTACTGGGGAACTCCCAGATCCAGCATAAATAATCAAAACCATATTCATAGGCTCAAATGTCTCTTATCGCAAGAAAATATTCCGATTTTGATCTTGACTTTGGAGTGCATCCAGTCACGAAAGATTTATCGAAAAAACTGAACGAAAATTCTATCGCTCAATCGATTCGTAATCTTCTTCTTACCTCGCACTACGAGAGACCATTCAATCCAGATCTAGGGTCGAATCTAAAGAAGTTTCTCTTTGAGCCGATGGATAATATTACAACCTCGCTCATACAAGATGCAATTTTGTTTACATTGAGAAACTACGAGCCAAGAGTTGATGTTCAGCAGGTTCTTGCAACTCCGAATTTCGAAGATAATCGCTACGATGTGACAATAAAGTTCTTCATAAAGAATTCTCTAGAACCCTTATCAATAACATTCTTTTTACAAAGAGTACGCTAAATGGCAAACGTCGATGCAAAACTCAAGGTTGCTGAACTAGACTTTGATAGAATCAAGGAAAACCTTCGTTCTTATCTAAAGTCTCAGTCAGAATTCAGCGACTACAATTTCGAAGGTTCGGGTATGTCTGTTCTACTCGACCTTTTGGCGTACAACACTCATTACATGGGTTACTATTTGAATATGGTTGCCAATGAGATGTTTATCGATACTGCATTGACTCGTAAGTCTGTCGTTTCACATGCCAAACTCTTAGGATACACTCCGCGCTCTCGCGTGTGTGCACGCGCTCTTGTTGATTTGTCAATTACACCAGTCGCCAACGACGCAAATAGCGCAGTTGTTATTCCAAGATTTACTCGTTTTGTTTCTGAGACTAAAGATGGTGTCAACTATGTGTTCGTCACACCATCTAGCCGTGTTGCTAGAAAAAATACGACAACTGGTCTCATCACAGTTGAGAATTTAGAACTCAAAGAAGGTCTTCCAACAGGACTTACTTTTACATACGACCAACAAACGAATCCACGACAATATTTCGAACTTCCAGATACCAATATTGATACAACCACGCTTCAAGTCGCGGTTCAAGTTTCTGCTGAAAACGCTAATCAAGAATCATATATTCTCTCTCAAGATGCTACAGATGTTGATGCGGACGCTCTTGTTTATTATCTTGAAGAAAATGTAAGCGGAAAGTATCAGATCTATTTTGGTGACGGCATAATTGGAAAGAAACTCACCAACGGAAATATTGTGATTGTTTCCTACATTGTCACCAGTGGTGCTGGTGCTAATGGTATTCGAAACTTCAAACTTCTAGATACGTTTTTACCTCAGACAAATACAGCAATCACGTTGGTCAATGAATCATCTTCTGGTGCAGCTGCTGAAGATATTGAGGGTATTAGATTCACTGCGCCGAAGGCATATATTTCTCAAAATCGTGCAGTGACTAAGAACGATTATATCGCATTGATCAATCGCGATTATCCATACTTCCAAGCAGTGAACGTTTGGGGTGGTGAAGAAAATAATCCACCAGTTTATGGTAAGGTGTTTTTCTCAGCCAAACCACTAGGTGGATACGAAATCACTGCAGCCGAAATTGAAACAGTCAAGAAAGATATTATCAAACCATTTAGTGTTCTAACTGTTACACCAGAATATGTTCCAGCCGACTACAATTATGTCAATGTAAAGGCTGAGGTTTGGTACGATCCAACCAAGACTAATAAGACGCAGAGCGAAGTTGATGCAGCAGTAGTCGCAGCAATTCGTAATTTCGCAAATCAAAATCTAAACAACTTCAATTCAATCTTCAGAGTTTCTCAAATTTCTCGTGCAATCGATGACTGTGATAATTCTATTGTGAGCAATGATGTATTCGTTTCTCTTGAGAAGCGTTTCTTTGCTGATAGCACACGCGCATTATCATATACTCTGAACTTCAATACTGAATTGTTGCAGGGAACTAACGCAAATCATATCAAAGTAACTCCATCATTCAAGTATTTTGATAATGCAGGAATTCTAAGAGATTGCTATATTGAAGAAGTGATTCAATCTTATACTGGAGTTGAAGACATTCAAGTCGTGTCTCCAGGCAACGAATACACCACAACACCGCAAGTTATAATTGAGGGCGATGGAAACGGTGCAACTGCTGAGGCGGTCATTGTCAATGGTCAAATTAGAAAGATTGTAATCACAGATTCTGGTGCAAATTATACATCAGCGAGCGCAAGAATTGTGGGCGGCGGTGGTGTGGGTGCAGAATTGAGAGTAAGTTTACAGGGTAGAAATGGTCGTTTGAAGATTTATTACTATGACGATGTTTCTCCAGTAAAGAAAACAATCAATGATAATATTGGAACAATTGACTATCTAACAGGTCAAATCGCAATCAACAATTTTTTACCAGTTTCAGTTTCTGATCCATTTGGTACTATGGTTGTTCATGCTATTCCTTCGAAGAAAGTCTTTGGTTCTTCGCAAAATAGAATTGTGACGATGGACCTAACTGATCCTGCAAGTATCGCAACAATCATCAATCCAGTAGTAGAATAATCTATGGCTGCTTCTGAAAAGACAATATCAGCTCTAGTCAGTGGTCAGTTACCTGACTTCATTAGAGCAGATCACCCTAAATTTCAACGTTTTGTTGAGTTGTATTATCAATGGTTAGAAACCAATAATCCTTCTGGAGTTTCTAACACTGCGGGTAACACTGTTTACCATGCAATGAACATTGACAAGTATCGTGAGATTGATGAAACGCCAGACGAATTTATTCGCTACTTCAAACAAGAATTGCTTCCATACTTCCCAGAGCAAACTGCTCTCAGTACTGAGAAGATTCTAAAGAGCGCAAGAGAATACTACAGCAAGAAGGGCAGCGATGAATCACTCAAGTGGTTGTTCAGAGCATTATTTGCTGAAGATATCGAAGTTCTTTATCCAAAAGAAGAAATTCTTATCGCATCAGACGGTAAGTGGGCAAAACCAAAAGCATTTAGAATCACGGTCAGCGAAAGTAATAGAGACGTCGACGTGAACCTTCTTGAGAAGCGTTTGATTGTTGGCGCTGAATCAGGCGCAAGTTGCGTTGTTGAGTCAGCAAACAGAACGATAGATAAAACAAACGGAAAAGAGATCATTGAAATTTACGTCTCTAACGTGAAGCAATATTTCAATAATGGTGAGCGTATTCGTATTGATTATGTCGATCAATATGGCGTTGCTCGCGTTTTCTTAGAAAGAATCATTGGAACGATCTCCAACATTCGAATTGATTCGAATATCAAAACAGACCCACAACAAAATCGTCGCGGTTTGTTTTATAATATCGGCGATCCAGTTGTAGTGACTGGCGGTCTTGGTATCACAGGTGACGCTAACGATGCTGTGGCGATTGTTGGTAATGTTACTCTTGGTTCTATTGAATCAGTAACAACGCGCTTTCCAGGATACGGATATCGCCTCTACTCCAACACTGAGGTTATTGTTTATCGTGGCGTTGGTGATGATCCGCGCGCAAACCTATTCACTGATTTGCAGGTGACGGTTCTAAATCAGACAGATTCATCTTCAAATAGTCAAAGAGATTTCCTAATTCCGATTACATACGATCGTAGTGTTATCGATTATATGGCTGATACTGTGATCAGTGATACAGATTATGATGCGTTCACTCAGAACAATCGTAATGTTATTTTGAATGTAACAGAAACAGATAAAGACGATTTCTATGCAAACGCTGAGCAAATTTGGGCAAATGGCACAAACTTCTTAGACGCTCGCTTTACTGGTAAGGTGGCAACGCCAAACAATGTTCTTTTCGGCGTTGGTGGTCCTTCTGCTAATACTGGCCAGATTCTAATTTATGATGTCAAACTTCAAGGTGTGGATAGTGTTGCAACTGCACTTACTGGATCTCAAATTCAAACTAAGAATACTGATAAGGTTTTCATCGTAAACTCGATTGTAAACAATTCAGTTCCTGCAAACTCACAAAGCCAGCTTGTTCAATGCTTTGACTATGTCACAGAAAACACTGGTGGTATCGCGTTGATTTCTGTGCTCAATGGTGGAGCAGGTTTTAGAACTGCACCAAGACTCGGCATTGAATCTCATTATGATACTCAACTATCTTCTCTCTATAGTTATGAAGATGAGCAAGAACTAAAGAAAACTCACTGGCAAACATTTAGAGATCTCGGCTTGATTTCTCAAATTCGAATTGTTGATGGAGGCAGAGGATACGCGATTGGTGATACAATCTCGTTCAGCGGTCGTGGATATGGCGGCTCTGCTGTAGTTCAGTCTGTAGGTTCTGCTGGAAGAATCACATCAATAACAATTACTGATCGCGGCGAAGGATACGTCGCTAGACCAGAACTTCATGCAACAAGACAGTCACCAAGTTATACAACTCTTAGTGGCACAGCAAATATTCAAGTTGGAAGCAATTTAGTGATTGGTACTGGAACAGCTTTTGCTGGAAGTTCTGCTGCGAATAATCGTCAATTGATTCGAATCAATAACGAAATTCATAGAGTTGCGAGCGTGATCAATAATACCCACTTATATGTAAACAGTGAGTTTAAAACAACGGCGACAGGCGCAGCAATACAAAGACAAAATGGTGTTGAACCAGTATTGATTGGATATTTGTTTGGCGACGGTGTTGAAAATATTGTGAACACTTCTCGTATCGGCAGAATCCGAGACTTGAGACTTATTTACAGAGGGTTTGATTACGTTGCAACTCCAAACGTCTCATTGAAGGTTTTAGATACCGTAATCAATCCAATCCCAGAAGCAAACGTTTTCACAGAAACTGAGTATGTCTATCAAGGCGCAAGCATTGTTGACTCTTCGTTCAGAGCAAATGTCAAATCGTACAATAAAGAAACAGGTGTTTTGAGACTTTATAACTACTCTGGTCTATTTAGCAGTACAACAGACTTGATTAGCGCCAATGGCGTTTATTGTAATTCAAATCTTTCAATGAATGTTCCAGCACCTGAGCAATATCCTCCTCAGGTAATCGCAGATGGTCTACCAAATCCAATGCGTTACGGTAACGGATTGGCAAAAGCCAAAGCATTTTTTGCTAATGGTTTGATTGAATTCAACGGATTTTATCTGAACTCTGATGGTTTTGTGAGTGCGGATAAAGTTCTTCAGGACGGAAAGATCTATCACAACTTCTCTTACGTCATTGAGTCAGAGAAGAATTTAGTCGATTACGAAACAACAATTAGAAACATTGCGCATCCTGCAGGAATGTCGATGATTTCTAAAACACTATCAAGAAACGATATTGAAAGAGCAACTGAGTATTCTTCAAATGTGACTGCTATTCTTTCTAGAAATAGAACTGAAGGTGCTGCAGCTGCTACTGTTGCGGTTGCAAATTCTAGATCAAACGTTGTAACTGGAACATCCACGACTTGGGCTCCAGATCCAACAAATGTTTCTCTTTATGCCAATACGAGAGTCAACGTCGGTGATTTGATTATTATTGATGATGATCCAGATGACATCGTTGTTCCTGAAGTACTCAGACTTCCAATTACTGGAGTGATCTCTAGAATCAACAGTAACACACAACTAGAAGTTTACGGAGACTTTGTTTATAGAGGTCAGGGTCTTGTTTCAAGTAACACAATGTTCCTTCGTATTCTTGGTGCTTCTAATGTTGACGGCAATCAAGTTATAGCAATGTCTAATTCAAGATACGATGG